AGGATGTCACGTGACCCACGGGTTAGTTTATCAAAAGATTTAACCTCAACTCTAGACTTAAGTAATCCCAGAACATTATCTTTGTGGCATGATGCAATGAACAAAGGAGGGAGGGCTTTAACTGTTGGATTACCCATTTTCACACAGTTTTACAATATGTTTCCCTGCGGCAACATTAAGATGGGCATAAATGAGACAACGTTAAATGATGTTTTCAGCAGCGGATTGTGGAGATTAGCCCCAGCCACTCCCCAACAAGGTCGTGAAGTCACACCCGAGGCAAGATACAGTTTTTGGCTTGCTTTTGGAATTTTACCCGACCATCAAATCCTGCTTGAAACACGATTTAGCTCTATGAATTTATCCCAATGTCCCATTTCAACCAAACAGGATTATAGTGAGTTGTCAGTTCTGGTTGAAAATTAACCATTTTCGCAACGGATTACTACTTATATATTATTATATTAGTTATTATTTTTAAACTTTTTGCATTAATTTACTACTTAGTAAATGGCTGCAAGAAACAACGGAAACAAGATACCCACGGAACCACCCACAATGAGGGTTAGTGCTAATGGGAGACAAACACAACAACCCATGAGCAGAAATTCACCATTTGTACAACCCAAGTCAGCTAGGAGGTCTCGCGCAAGATTGATGCGATCTGGATTACTAACTGTGGGTGGACAAAATTATGCACCCGTTAGTTATTCTAGTGGCACATACACTGGAAGAGCTGATGCTGGCGGCAACGTTATGGTTGTCGAGAAAACTGAGCCAATTTTAACGGTTGGTTCAGTAGCCAGTACTTTTAATTTGCAAGAGGTGACATTTCATGCTATGCAACCTGCGCTTACATGGCTAACTAACATGGCAAATAGTTTTACAACCTATGAAATATTGAAGGCAGAGTTCACTTATGTACCTTTGGTGCCCACCACTGTTGCTGGTGGTATAACCATGGCTTTTGCAGAAGATCTTCGTGACGATAATCCCACCACCCAAACACAGATGTTGGCCTATGAGCAGGGACTTTTGGCTCCTGCTTATGCTGGTGGTGAGGGTGGTCGGTATTTACAAAGATTTGGTAGCCCTGGTGGAAATGTTGTATCATTTGAATTGCCACCACATGTTTATAAAGATTCAGCAGGGGTACCTAAGAGATTTAGAATTACCAAGAATACTAATTTGGTAGCTGCCCTTACTGCAGGGACCAATGGTTCGGTTTATGCAACTGAAGCCTATTGCCCTGGAAAGTTGTTGGTTGGAACTGATGGGTTTACGGGATCCTCAGCTAATGTTGGACAGGTCTTTGTTCGGTATAAATTGAGGTTATCT